CCATGCTGCAGCGGTTACTGCGTTTGTTGATCTGTTATATTCTTCTGAAATTGATAAACCTGTGCTAGGAGGAGCACCTCCTCCAGTTACTGCTGCAGATCCTGTGCCTGAACTAGATCCTGCTTGTCTAGCTGTTCCTAAAGTTGCTGGTGATGTAGACCAAGAAGATCCATCCCAAGTAAAAGCAGTTGTAACTGCTGATGGATTACCTCCACCATAGGAGACTGCAGATGATGTATCTCCACTACCCATGTGTAATCTAACTGCTGTTGGTAACGCAGATAAAGTAGTAAACGATGATCCATCATATGATTCTGTATTTGTTGTATTTGGACTACTAGTTGTATCAGATCCTCCAAAAAATAATGCTGATGTTTGAGGTCCACCTGATGCACCTTGCCATCTTGCTTTATTCATAGTTCCGCCTGATGTCCAGTTAGTGCCATCATATTCGAAAGAAGTGGATTGTGCTGTAAAAGGATAAGTACCTGTACCTCCTCCTGCTACGATTCCTGCCGTTAAAGTTCCTGCTCCCATAGCTGAATATCTACCTGCTGGAAGAGCAGTTGCATTTGTCCAACTTGTGCCATTAAATTCTTCAACATCTGATCGACCATCTGGTGAACTACTAGGTCTATTACCACCAGCCATGACTGCTGTTGTTTGAGTTGCAAAACCTGCACCTGAAAATCTGGCAACATTTAAAATATCTTCTGAACTCCAACCACTGCCATTGTATTCTTCCGTCTCACCTCTAAATGATTCAGGTGGATGAGTTCTACCTCCGAAGGCTATTCCTGCGGTTTGTGTACCAACACTTCCTACTTGTAAAAAATCTCTAGCATAATTTAAAGCACCTACACTTGAAAAAGATTCTACAATACCTAACCCTCTAAGCTTACCATCAGTGGAGTTATACCACATCTGTCCTGTTTTTGGTTCACTAGGGTTTGAAGTTACTTTTGTAATCTTCTGCCCTACTAGATCTTTATAAGCAGCCATGTATCTCCTTAATTATTCTTTAAGAGCCAACCTTGTGTGCTATCTACATAAACTAAAGTATTCGCTGCTCTTTCTGTTGATACTGTTAAAGGATCTGTTGATCCTGCAATTTTCTCTGTTCCGTTTTGATCGATTGTTAATGCGTTAGTATCAAATGTTCCTGCATAATCTATAAATGATACTTCATCACCAATATTTCCTGCAGGTAAATCCATCTCTATTGCTCCAGAACTTGTGTCTATAAAATAACCCTCACCAGCTACTGCTGTAAATGTAGAGGTTTTTACTGCTTGCCAAGATGTTCCACCTGATACTTCAGCAAATGATAATTGACCAACACCCGTTGCACCTGAACCAGATACTGAATCTACTTTTAAAAATCTATCTGCCGTAACATTTCCAGTGGGAAATTTTAGTGTGTAGCTCTGCCCAGAGCTATGTGGGGGTGATTGAAGTTTAATACCGTGTGAGTTAGATTCACAATTAAGAACAACAGTGCCTGGGTTTGTTCCACCCATAACTTCTATTTCACCAGTTCCTTTTGGTCTTAATTTTAAATTAATATTTGAATCATCTCCAACTGCACCTATTTGAGGTCCTGAACCTGTTGCAGCATTTGTTACATCTACATGGTTTACTGCAGAGGATGTTGTTTCAAAAATTAATTGTTCATTTGAGTTTTCATCTCTGATACCATGAGCATCATCGAAGTCGATCATGAAAGAATTAGTATCTAAGTTACCACCTAGTTGAGGTGATGTATCATCTACAACATCTCCACCTGTTTGAATTTGTATAATATCTGGATTTGTACTATCATTTGCTGCTGCAAATACGATTGCTGTACCTTTGTTTGTTGCTGAAAAAGTAAAAGTTCCACCAGATCCTGATGTGTATTTAAACTGAACTGTGTAAGCTCCTGAAGTTGAATTTCTTAAAATATAAAAAGTTTGAACATCTAATGGTATTGTTACAATTTGATTTCCTGTAATTGTACCCGTAAAGTCAATCATTCTGTGACCTGCTACATCACCAGTCCCAGAGTCAGAGATAGTTAAAGCTGTAGTTTGTGCACCACCAGCAATTGATTGTGTAGTAAAACCACCAGATATTTGTTCAATAAGTTGTAAATTAGTATTAGTTTTTGTTCCCCATGTACCGGCGTTTTCACCAGTTGCTTGAAGTTCAACACCTAAAGGTGTAAATGTTGATGCCATAAATTTTATCTCCTATGCAGCGTCACTATAACTTGTATTTGATCCAGTTGCAACATCCGAATATGTATCATTCGATCCAGTTGAAACATTACTATATGATGTATTTGAACCAGTGTCAACATCGCCATATGCAAATATATCTACTGATCCAACACTAAATGTTGCTGATTGGCCAGTCAATCCAACCTGCATATCAACTATAGATATTGAGCCAATACTAGCACTAAATGATTGACCACTTAATCCTAAAGTCATGTCGTTAGGATCTAATGTTCCTACGCTAGCTGTTGCAGATAGACCTGTTAAATTAGCTACAGCTCCACCTAGACCTATAATTGTACCTAAATTAAATTCAGCAGATACACCTGATAATACCGCTGCATTGTTTGGTGCAACTGCTGTTCCAAGAGATGCCGACATTGAAAATCCTGTGACATCAACTTGATTATTAGAAGATCCAGTCGCAGTTCCTTGACTTGCCGTAAATGATAAACCAGAAAGAATTGCTGTTGCGTTTGGTAATGTTACAGTTCCCTGACTTGCAGTAAATGATTGACCACCTAAACCTACAACTTGATCAGCAACTGCTACAGCTCCTAACGCAAAAGAAGCAGATACACCAGACATTGAAACATTAGCGTCTGATTCTACTGCTAATGATCCAACACTAAATGATGCAGAAACACCTGATGGTTCTACGACTGCAGAACCTATTCCAGAAGCTGCAGTTGTTGCAGCTGAAAAAGATACACCTGATACAGAAACATCTGCACCAAGACCAATGTCTGCTGCAAACTCACCCCACGCACCACGGCCATAAGCATTGTTGCCCCAACCCTCTATACCTAAATCTGTTTCTATTGAAAAACCTGTAACACTAATTGTTACATCATTGAGATCATTCCAAGCACCATGATTCCAAGTTTGAGCACCCCAACCTGCTCCTAACTTATCATTTTCATTCCAATAAGCTTGGCCCCAGGTAAACCTGCCCCATCCTGAAGTCGTCGACATAGTCGACCTCCTACGCTAATCTGATTATTGCTGAAGAAGAATCTGCTGTTGGAAACTCTATTTTAAACGTTCCATTACTAGCTGTCTTATCACCACCAAATGCAATAACACAAACAGCATCAGTTGTTCCTGAACCACCATCTGTTGTTGTGTTATAAATTAAAGCTCCGTTTGCAGTGAAAGAAGCAGAAGAATAAGTTACATCTGAAAAATCTGTAAATGCAGTTGTTGAAGATAAAGATACACCAGAGTTTGTTAAAGTTGCTCCACCTGCAGAATATGCAGAACCAGATGTATTTGTAATTTCTTCTGATGTTGAATAGTCTGTTGTAGCAGCACCTAAACTTGCATCACTATCAAACAATGCAATTTTAAAAGTGTGTCCACCTGAAGATTCAAAACTGTGTTTACCTTGTAAAAGCTCTTGTTTAAAGCTTGAACATATTGCTGATGTTATTGCCATAATTTAATCTCCTACGGGTTTGCTGAGGTTACTGGTATACGAACAGCGCCATCAGTGTAGTCATCTCTTCGTCTTCTACCAACTTGCTCGTTAGCAAACTTCTGTACCTCTTGTTTATATTTATTTTCATACAAAGTCAACATGTCTATCGGGCCTTTTAAAAATCCATATGCCTCTGATAGACAGCAATATAATAGCCCGTTTGGAAAATTTAAACTAATGTAGTTAGTGCCATCACCCTCTAAAAGATCAGGCATTTTATTAAAATGAACTCTAAATCTGTATGTAGTATTTGGTGTAGGGGCTACAAATATTCTACCTGATGTAGTATCAGACTCTCCCGTAGCACCACCAAACATGGCATAATATTTAGGTTGACCTTGAGCTGCTGATGTTCCTGTAATATCTTGATACTCTTGAAGATATGTTACATCTTTCTTTTCTAACCATCTATTAGCTCCTGTAATCTCAGATCCTGCTGTGTCATAAACTTGTATACCTCTAATAAATACAGCTCCTGCAGGACAGTTGATAGACTCTTGTCCAGCAACAAAATTACCTACTTGTTGTTTTCTATCTGCATCGATAGGTACATCTCTAAATATTCTATATTGTGCATTTAAAATAATATTTTCTAAAACAGCATCTGTTAAAACATTTGAATCTGTTTCAGTATAACTTTTTATTTGTGTTTTTAATCCTGATGCGCTTAATCCTGCCATTATTTAACTACCTCTATACAATCGGGACATCTTTTTATAAATCTTAAATGTCTTTCACAGTGCTCTTTTTTTTCTTCATGAATTGGAACTTCTGGTTCTGGTATTTTAGTATATAGTTCTATATGTTCGTCTTCTGGACACTCACATTGTTTAATACCAATTATTTTACAAAATAAATTTTTAATCCATTTAATCATGCTGTTACTGTGACTGGCCCTGCTGAGGCTATGTCTCCTCCTCCTTCTAATGTTACTGAAGCTGTTACTCCAGAATTAAAAGTATATTTATTATCATTAACTTTAGTGATTGTATACCCCCCAGCTACATTAATTGTTGCTGCTGGTAAATTTGCTACATTTGAAGCATCTCTAAATCTTACAGTATCACTAGTAGATCTACCGTGATTTGGTTCATTAACTGTAACAGTTGTTGATCCATTAGTAATAGTAAAAGGATTTGAAGGTAAAAGATTAGGAACAGCAGTTTCTGTTCTATCAGGTCTAACATGTCTTAAAGATATTGCATCACCATTCATAGGCTTTGGTTCTAATTGTGGTTGTTTTGGTTCAAATTCAGATACGTGCACAAACGCACCATTCCATTCTCTAACCATTTCTTTATATGGGAACTCCATACCAGATCTATCTGATATTGCTTTTGCGTATTTACCTGTTGCGTATTTTGCCATTATGTTCCTGGGTAGTATGCTTTTGGTGTTATGTGCGTGCTAGAGGCAGAACCATCTTCTGCTAACGCTCTTGCAAACTCGTCTTCATAAACTAATTTCATAGGTTGAATTAAGTTTGGTTGATATTTTTGTGCTAAATAATATGCAAGTCCTGATACCATGCAAGGCACAAATCTAAATGGCACATCAGTTGCATTTGTGTAATCGCCTATGTCTTGAATTCTTTTAATATAATAAAAATGCATATCTTTAGATGCATTTGTTGAGTCTGGAGTTGGATAAATATGCACTCTAACTTTATCAATAAATCTCTCTACCCAATATTGATTGGGTGTGCCTTTAGATAACTTGTTAGAAAAACCTGCATAAGTAGATCTATCTACTTTTGTCATCGGACTATCTGATTGAGTTGTTTGAGTTCTATTAGATCTTAACTGTGCCTCGAGAACATCAGACATTCCATATATACCATTTGGTGTAGAAACAGCACTTGTGCCATCATCACTAGATCTAAAAAAGTCATACTCTGCTTGTCCTTCAATTAAATCTAAATTAAGTTCGTCTATCTCCCAATAGTGGATACCTCTATTGCCCCATTCTTGAAACAATATATTAAGAGATCGTCTTGCAGATTTTAATTGATAACCAGCAACGTTTTGTAAACCAATACGTTCAAAAGATTCTTCTACTATTTCATCAATAGCAAAAGTTTTATCGAACGTCGCTGTTCCCGAAGTAGTATTAGCCATTTAAACTCCTAGCCAGTGTAGCCAATAGTAACAGATGTAGTATTTGTTATCGTAGCATGTAAAGTTGTTTCGAATCTAATACCATTTCCAGGCATATAAATATCTAAACCTTCTGTGCCAAAATCAGCTTCAAACACTTTGTTTCCACTGCCATCACTACTGTCTCTTAAAATTAGTTTAGAACTAGCCACTCCCTCACATTGAATGTAAGTAACTCTACATGGACCCATGTTAGTAGATCCACCAGAAATAGTTTTGACCTGCCCTGTACTAGTTATAGTAGTAAACTTTTGATCTGAACTCATATTTTCTCCTTAAAATTTAAGCATGGGGCCGAAGCCCCACACTAAATTAATTATTAACTTACTGCTGCACTAAATGGTGTAGCTAAGTCTCCAGTACCACCAGTGTGGACTTGTACACCCCATCTGTTAGCACCGATTGCTTTGCAAGTTATGATTGTTCCAGCTAATCCTCCAGTTGTAGTACCATTTAAAGTAATAGTATCTGAAGCAGCTGCAGTCATAAAACCTTCAGCATTATCGTTTGTATCCGTATCAACAATGATTGCATTACCAGTCATTGTATCGTTAGCGTTAGCAACTTGTAAAATAAAGCTGCCAGTTTTAGTTGTTCCAATGTATATCTCAAAAGAAGCACCTAAATTATTCGCTGAGTTTGGATCGTTACCTGGACCTGCAACACCTGAGTCTGCAGACGAATTAATCGCAGGTAAAGTCAAAGTAGCTGCACCAGCAACATTGTGGTACAACATTCTACCAGCATGTGAATCAACAGTTAAAGAAGTTGCACCGGCTGCGATTGACACAGAATTTCCAGTTCCAACACCTTGAAAACCATTAATTGATTTTACTGGTCCTTGAAATGTAGTTTTTGCCATGATTATATCCTCCTAGTTTTCCGAACATAGTCTCTAGGCCGTCGACTATACGCGT